AACCAATCAGACAATTGGACATCTTGAATCATGTCTGATCCCCTGAAGGGGTCCATAATGATTCCCCGCGTGTCCATTGCGGAGGGTACAGCGTCATTAAACTCAACATTCTGCTGCTTCAAATGTTGTGTTGCTAGTGTTCCGAAGACTAGCGGCTTCGATTGTGTTTGTTGTTCAGTGCGGGAATTATATGTACGATTGAGACGCCCCGCGGCGATCAATCGGTTCAAGATTTTATACAATAATGTAAACAAATATGCAAGCCTCCTACTCTCAAGAAAATATGAAAACATCGAGAAATAGTGGTAACCAATACATAGATGGAGTTTTGCTACTCCGTGGAAAGCAGATCTCACTGCTCATTTATTTATTTGATGGAAAGTTTGTCTCTTTCCATTGTTCGACTCTTTCATCAAACGGCACCTCAAGGTCTCTACAGTGAACATTTGCAATGTCACAGACCTTGGACAATTGAGCGCATCTCGCATCATAAATTTCTCTACCATGCAAGAACCACTCTCTAGCTGCATTGCCTACAGCATCAACCGCATCGCGTTGTCTCTCACCTTGTTTTGAAGTTAGGTTAGGGATACTACAATACTGCAGTTGTCTGAAGATGGATACTTCGTCAATAGAACCGACGCGACACCCAATCTCCGGGATGAACGTAGACTTCCGTTTCAGAAAGTCAAGTTCTGTCATGGGCATGAAGCCCAATTCGGTTTCTTTCTTGTCAGGTGTGGTGATGGTCATTCCAACACCCTGAAGATAATCCCTATAAATGGTGAAAGAGAGTGCTCTCTTCGCCGCGTCAGAAATTGATGCAAGAGCATCATCTCCGTACGTGGTTAATGCACAATTATCTCTAAACGTACCAGGTATGGGATCATTTTCAGAGTTGCTAAAATAACAGCTCCTAAACAATAAAGAGTTGTCCATACTATTAATATGGACTGTGAGTGAATTTCCGGACACCCACATCCAGACACGAACCATCGTACCATTCCAAACAATCAAAGGATTGGTTAGATCAGCGGTGATCATGTCCATTTTTCTCAAGTGAGATGGGGGGAATCCCATTGCTTCCGCCAATCTTCTAAATATGGTCATACTGGCATTGGTTACGTTAGCAG